CGTGTACCACAAGCAAGTAGCTCTCACCCTGGCTGCTCAGGGCTTTCGCGTCTTCCCTCTCCATGCATCGACGGGCTGCGATTGCGGTCGGACCCCTGGTAAGGGCTTCGGCTTCTGCGACGAGAAGGCCCCGCGAAGGGCCGGTTGGGTAGGCGACGCTGCGGCGTCTCCTGATTGGGTCGAGCGCTCCTGGACACGGGACTACGGGATCGGTATTGCCACGGGCGAGGACTTCTTCGTCCTTGACGTGGATATGAAGGACGGGCGAGACGGGCTTGCATCCTTGGATGCGCTGGCCGCTGGCCGGTCCTACGATACCGGCCTTGCCGCGCAGACCCCTTCCGGGGGCTGGCACTTCTACTACCGCAGCCCCAAAGGCAAGAGGTACACGATCGGCGCGGGGCAGATCGGGGAGGGCCTCGATCACCGCTGCTACTCGGGGTACGTCGTCGCGCCGGGGACCCGCGTCGCCGCAGGAGAGTACCGCTGGGCGCTCGAGGGCGAAGAGGCCGAGGTCCCGCCGTGGCTCCTGGAAAAGCTCACGGAGAAGAAGCCAGTCACGAAGAACTACGGGGAGGTAGCGTATGCAGGTCTCACCCCGAGGGCGCTCACAGAGGCCGACCTCCGTGAGATGAGCACGGGAGGCCGCTGGGTTGATACGGTCTTCCGCGTTCTGTCAAACGAGTCCTGGGCTCCGAAGGGCCTGCGGTACACAACGATTCGCGACTTTACGCTTGCCCTTCAGTACCGTTTCGGCCCGTTGCTCCCCGAGCCGTCCGCGCTGCTTTTCGAAGGGTCCTGCCTTGCTGTCTGCACGGAAGGCGCGGATAACCCGCCTGACGTTGGCTGGGTGGCTGACTGGTTCGCGGACGCTGCCCGGATCGTGGACTGGTCTAAGGTTGCTGCGGAGCGCTCGGCGCCTGTATCGCTGGACGAATTCCTTGCAGGGGCTCCGGTGAGGGCGCCGAAGATCGGCCGTGCCCTCGGACGGGAGGAGGTAGAGGCCCTGGGCTCTAAGCTCTCCCGGAAGAAGGATGAACGCTCGCAGAAGGTGGGCGCTCTTCTCTTGGCCTGGAAGGCTGACGGGGCCGCCGCCTGGACTGCCGCCGAGACTCAAGAGGTAGCGCAGAAGCTCGCTTGGGAGCTGCCTTCGTTCGACCCGCTGCTCTCGGCAGGCCTCTTCGGGGCTGTGCTGGCTTCTCCCGAGGCGTTTGCCAAAGGCGCCGCGGCAGGGGCGAAGGCTGCCCTAGAGAAAGGCAAGTATGACTGGGACGATCTCGGAAACATGCAGAGGTTTCTCAAAGAGCACGGAGAGCGCTTGCGTGTGGTCTCCTCCTGGAACGTCAAGGGAGAGGGGCCGGGACGCTGGATCGCGTACGACGGCAAGCGCTGGGCTGTAGAGCAGGCGCCCTCCCTGGTAGAGGACGCAGCCGTACGGACCGTCCGGGGCATGGAGCAGCAAGCCATGGTCCTCGAGGACGAGGACCTCCGGAAGGCTTACCTGGCCTGGGTGAAGCACTCGAAGACCCGAGGTGCTCGGCAGACCATGCTTGCGGACGCCAAGGGCTCCGTAGAGTTGTCGATATCCCACGACGCCTTGGACCGCGATCCGTGGCTGCTCAACGTGGCGAACGGGACCCTGGACCTGCGCTCCGGGGTGCTTCGCCCTCACGACCCTTCGGACCTTATGACGAAGCTGGCGCCTGTGGGGTACGACCCGGAGGCTACGTGCCCTACCTGGGAGCGGATGCTCTTGGGGTCCATGAACGCCAGCCCGGTCATGGTCGACTACCTTCAGCGCGTTCTGGGGTACTGCCTTACGGGCCTCGTTTCGGAGCAGTCGCTCTTCTTCGCCATCGGCGAGGGCGGCAACGGCAAGGGCACGATCCTGAATACAGTACTTGAGATCCTGGGGGACTACGCGACGAAATGCCCTATGGATATGCTCCTGGCCACGCGGCAGAAGGCCCACGAGACAGAGCTGACCATGCTCTACCGTACGAGGCTGGCTCTGGTCTCCGAGACCGAGCAGGGCCGCTCCTGGGCCGCTGCCAAGCTCAAGGAGCTAACAGGAGACGACCCCATCACGGCCCGCCGCATGCGAGAGGACCACTGGACCTTCCTGCCGACACACAAGTTTATCGTCCTTTCGAACCACGAGCCAGTGGCCCACGATCAGAGCTACGGCATGCGCCGTCGTCTGCGCTGCGTGCCCTTTGAGGTGTCCTTTGAAGAGGGGCAGAGGGATACCAGGCTCCGGGAGAAGCTGCGCGCCGAGCTGCCGGGCATCCTGGCCTGGGCCGTTCGGGGCTGTCTGGCCTGGCAGGCGCAAGGGCTCCAGGAGCCGGAGAAGGTCAGGGAGGCAGCCGAGTCCTACTGGGAGCGCCAAGACACGTTTGCTCAGTTCTGGGACGAGTGCTGCACGGTCGAGGGGTCGAGCCCGGAGACGAGGCGCGAGGACATGATTGCAGAGTACCAAGCCTGGTGTCGCCTGAACGGGGACGAGCACCCGATGCGGCCTAAGGCGTTCTATGCCCGCGTCCGAGGGGTCAAGGGCGTAGAGGACAAGAAGAGCAACGGTAGCCGATCTTGGTCAGGAGTAGCCCTGAAAACGAGGCTACGGGGACAGGGCACTTGGAGTCCGCCACTGGCAGCGCCGGTGAAGAGGCCGAACTAAAAAACAACACAGGTACCTACAGTGTAGGCAGGTCTTAGCCTCTAAGCTTTCGGCTTAGGGGTTTTTTCGTTTGGGCTTGGCCCGTAGTGATAAGAAAACAGGGCACGTCAGGGCACATGCAGGGCACATAAAAAAGACCAAGTGCCCTGGCTAAGTATCTGAGATCTTTTAGTATTAAGTAAATAGGGCACATAAGGGCATCATATTTGACTTTACTGAAGGTCTAATGCAAAAACAGACTACACTGTAGGGCAATTACAACATCGATCAGTCCTTAAAGCAGATCACGTGCCCTTGCTGCCCTGGTGCCCTGCCCCCGGGACGGTCAGAGCTTGGCTGGGAGTGGTCAGAGAAGGCTAGAGACCCCATAACTCTCTAGCGCGCGCCCGCGCACGCGTAGCACGGGCAAAGCCAGAGCGTGTCTAGGAGTGGACGCAGTGCCACTGTAACTCTCTAACGCCCTGCCCCGACGATCAAAAGACTTGCAAGCGTCCGCCGCAGGGCTTACGCTCTGGGTATGAAAGAATTCTCCCTAGACGTGTGGATTGACGGCGCCTGCGCGTTCCGACTCTTCGGGACGTCCTGGAAGGCCTTGCTCGCGCAAGCGCGGCACGTCCGAGACATCGCGCCGAAAGGCTCGCTGAGGTTCGTAGGTCGGGCGCGCTGATTGGCCTCAAGTGATAATTGACCTCGTAGGCTCTAGGGCGTACTCTTTACTTATGACGAACATGAACAAAGCCGCTGACCTCCTCCTTCAGGCCGCTAGCTACGAGATCGCCGCCCTTAGCGCTTCCGAGGAGGCCCTTGCGATGGATTACCGGATCTTGGCGCAACGCGCTCGGACCCAGGCTGCCTACTGGGCACGCCGCGAAGAGCGAAAGGCTCTTTGGGCATGAGCCCCTCTCTCAAGAAGCTTCAGGCCCTGGCTAACAGGGCAGCGGAGCGTATGTCCCGGGCTGCCGTAGAGTACGAGGCTGCGCTGAAGGCCTACAGCAAGGCGCATAATGCCGTCTTGGCTTTCGACGAAGCCGACCTGGCGCGAGATGACGAGCGTACTGTCTCTAGGCTCTCTATTGCTATCAGGCAAGCGGCAGAGGACTGCATGTCCGGCAAGCTTTCCGTAGAGGCTAGCTTGGCTCTGAACAAAGCTCTCTGGGACGAGGCAAGGGCCGCAGGGCTGACCTCCTGATTCTCCCGACACGTTGCTGTGCGAAGGCTCGGAAGAAGCGCTAATGGCTAGGAAGAACAGCCTTGTGCCGCAGCGAAACACTAAGTACACTGCCGGTATGTCCTTGGCAGCGAACGCTTTACCTGCACCGTCTCGTCCTTCAGCCCCCCAAAGGTGTGCCTGTCGACCACATAAACGGGGACGGGCTAGACAACAGGAAAGAAAACCTGCGGCTGTCCTCGTACTCCGAGAACTCCTACAACCGTCGGCTACCTACGCACAACACCAGCGGGCAGAAGGGTGTTTACTGGGCAAAGCTCCAGAACAAGTGGCACGCCCGGATAGGCGTTGACGGCAAGCGCGTGCACCTGGGCTTCTTCGATTCGTTCGAGGAAGCCTGTGCTGTCTTCCAAGCAGCGGCCCAGAAGTACCATGGCGTTTTCTTCCGGGAGTCCTAGGTCATGGGGTGGAAGAACCTCGCAGAGGACATTGCAGAGGAGCTGAGCTCCCTCGAGGGCCGCGAAGACTTCGGAGATCGGCTCACCCTCCACGCCGCGAAGACTCGCAACGCCCAAGCGGCGAACGCAAGGAACAGGGCCTATCGTAAGCGGCGCAAAGAGGCCGGGCTCAAGGACCCCTATCGCCCTCAGCGGAACCGGAAGCGTAAGAAGCGCCCTTGGACCGCTGCACGAACCGTGAAACAGAGGGAACGAAGAGCCAAGGAGCGATTGGCCCGTAAAGATAAAGACAAAGCGTAGGGCTTCGGTCATACTCTTCTTATGACGAACGAATACACGGTGGACGGCGAAGGTTTCAGCTCTTACTTCGCGGCGATCGCGGCGGCCAAGACCAAGGGGGCCGAGGTCATCGAGACCGCAACGGGCCTTAGCCGCTGGCGCCCCGCTTTGGCCGCAAAGGCTAAGACCCGCCACGTGCTCGTCAACGCGGACGGCAGCAAGACCGAATTCGGGAAGGTTCGCCGCTAACCCATGGCCTGGGACGATCTCTCTTCCGAGCTTGAAGAAACCTTCGCAGGCCTCCAAGCCTGGGAGCCTGGCCTGCCCCAGGCCGTCAAGGCGGCCCGGAAGGCGCCTCCCCCGGACCCTCGGAGGGCGGCGCTCGAGAGGGCCGCTACGGCGCTCATAGAGGCTCACGACGCCCCGGCACGGGAGCAGGCTCAGCGAGACCGCGTAGCAGCTTGGTGTCGGGAGAATCAGGAGGTCAGGAGCCAGAGGCAGCGGCAGAGACGTGCGGCCCGGCGAGAACGCGAAGGCCGTAGCCCTATGGGTCCAAAGCCGGAGAACGCCTGGCGCTGTGGGCCGAAGCGAAAAAGAGCATTGCAAGCGTCCGGCTAAAGGCGTACCTTGAGGCAAGGAGGAGTACCGTGAAAGAACTAAAGCTGTCCTGCGGCGCTGTGACGTTGGTGGACGAGCGGTGCCCCCGCCCCCCGTCGCAAGCGTGGCCCTCGTAAGAACAACAAGAGCGGCCTGCTTGGTGTTCGCGCAAGAAAAGGTGGATGGGAAGTGAAGTGCCGAGAGCATGTCGGCACCTTCCCGACAAAGCTAGCCGCCGCTATCGCGTACAACATCGCCGCTCTTCGGGCGTACGGTTTTGATGCCTATCAGAACCCTGTGTTCGCGGGAGACGTGCTATGAGGGCTATCAAGGTCCTCGGGCTCTTGCTCCTGGCTGCGATCCTCTTGCTCGGCTCGAAACAGGAGACCGAAGAATGAACCGTTGGCAATACCGCGCCCACAGGCGAGCGCAAGCTAAGCGCTCCTGGGATGCTATGGTGTACGTGCTGGCTCTCGCTCTGGTGTACCGTATGGGTACGGAAGGAGCCCTCGAGAGCGCTTGGCTCTGGGCAAAGCAGAACGGATGGAAGCCATGAGCCCTAAGCAAAAATTCAGGATGCTCCAGAAGCGCTTCGCCAAAGCGGTGCGCTCCGGCCAAGCTCACGAAGGAGACATCCTCCGTTCCCACAACGGGGTCCAGCTCGGACGCTTTCACTGTAAGTACCGCGGGTGGATGGGCCACAGCGGAGAAGACTGCGTTACCCTCGAAGGGTGGCTATCATGACCTCGGAGTACCTCCCACCTAGAGACCCTCTGGCATCTCTCGGCGTGCCCATACCTGACGTTTTTGACGATCGTGTCGTGGTCTACCAACCCGTTCGGAGAGGCGTAGTCTCCTACTCCGTTCGGAAGCGCTGCTACTACCCCTGCCCTCTGAAACCTTGTGAGGCCCCATGACTCTCGCGTTCTCTTTCCTCCTCGCCCTCGCTTTCGCCTGGACGGGCGAGCCGCTCTGGGTCTCGGGCCTGGCCCTCTTCGGGGGCTTCGGCGCGCTTGAGATTCTCTTCGGAGGTGAGCCGTGAGACGCGTCCTTAGCTTCGATCGCCCTCCCACCTCCTGCTCTTACCCGGGCTGCGGTAGGTCGTGAAGTCGGCTAACTACGCCCCGGTGTACTGCGCGCTGTATCCACGGCTCGCGGAGATCACGCGCAAGCACGGCTACGCACTGGCCGTCCACGGCACGCTCGGCCGCGACATGGACTTGATTTGTGTCCCCTGGGTGGACGAGCCGAGCACGCCGGAAGCTGTGATGGCTGAAATGACGTCCACCTTTGATCTGTGGCTACTGTTCGAGGGCAAGGGCACCGCGAAGAAGCATGGCCGGGTCGCTTACACCATCAGCATCGGCTTCGGCGAGTGCGCGATTGACCTCTCGTTCATGCCGCGCCACGAGGCGGCGACCCCATGCACCTAGCTGTTCGACTCCTACAGCGGCAGCAGCTCGGCCGGCGCACGCGCAAGCTGCGCCCGCTGTTTCCGCCCATGGGCATCGAGTACCAGCGCGCGGCCGTTGCCTACGCGCGCGCCTGCGAGAGCATCATCCGTAGCGAGTTACTCGCCAAGCTGCCCTACATGCTCGACCAGCAGCTCGCGCCCACCACGCGCGCGGACGACCTGGGACAAAGAGCAGTACCTCTACGGAGCTGGCTGGCGTTGCGAGAAGCATCAGGGCCTAGCGCTCTGCGCTGTCTGCGTTCACTGGGTGCCTAGCGCCTATCCCGGGACAACGTTCGGCCAGTGCCGACGCTATGCCCCTCGGCCTGACTGGCCCGAGACCGACCGCGACGACTACTGCGGAGACTTCCGGCAGGGCGAAGAAGAGAAACCTTGACCCTGCGTCTCTGGCAACCCCAGCGCTGCCGCCCTGGCGTCCCGAACCTCAAGGAGAGCGCTGCCTTCAACGGCCGTGTCTGGCTTTGCGGCTGCGGCGCACGCTGGGAGCTTCGGCGAGACCCTTACGAGCAGCTAGGAGCCGATCCCCGCTGGCTCTACTGCGTTGCTTGCGGCTTGTACGAAGACGGGCACGCAAAAGAAACCTTGACCGCGTCCGGCTAGGAGCGTACCTTAGACAAATGGCTCCCCTCCCCAAAACAAAGACTGAGATTCTCGCCTCCCTCGGCCTGAAGCCCATGGTCCCTAACCCCATCCTGGTAGCCCGCGCGGCTAAGGAGAAGAAGTGATGAACAACAGCGGAAACTACCTAGGCCAGTACGCCGGAGCCCAGAACGCTTTCGGCCGCCCGAGCGAAGAGGCGAAGATCCCTACCCCATCCGAGGTCCGAGCGAAGCATGAGCGGGAGATCGCAGCTGACGAGGAGCGCTTCAAGAACGCCGCGCGCGGCGCCCGTAAAGGGGAAGGACCTAAAGGCCTTATCATTCTCATGCATCGCGCTCTTCTTGTCACAGACCTAGACGTCGACCACATCAACCGCAATGGCCTAGACAACCGTAAGGGGAACCTGCGCGCCGCATCTCGCGGTGAGAACCTCTGCAACAGGAGGATTTGCGGGAGAAACACGTCAGGCTACAAGGGCGTGCACTACGAGAAACGCAGATGCCATTGTGTGGCTAGGATTCAGAAAGACGGCAGGCCCTACCACCTTGGCTCCTTCGACACCAAGGAAGAAGCGGCGCAGGCGTACGACCAAGCGAGCCTGGGTATCCACGGAGCTTTCGCCGCGCCTAACGACCTTATCGGCCCCTACGTTCCTCCCTCCGAGGAGAAGAAGACACGTCCGCGGTACCCTCGGGGCTCTTCCGGCTTCCGGGGAGTCTCAAGGTTCAAGAGTCGATGGAGAGCAATCGCAGGCAACCCACCCGGCGTGCACCCGCGGCAACGCGTTGTGGGGTGCTACGACACGCCACTTCAGGCAGCGATTGCCTACAACGTCGCTGTAGGCTTTGACGCGCCCGAATACAACGACGTGTTCTCGGGCGAAGCACAGAGTCGCCAAGGGGAGAAAGTCGACGCGCTTGCGAAGCGCTCTTCCCTGGGGTCTCTCTTCGGTAGGGGCCTTTCGTGATCTCCCGGCTCTTGCTCTGCTTCTTCCTCTGGCTGGTCTACGGCTGGGATCTTTCTCCTGCCTTCTGAAAGAAAAACAACATGTCTAAAGCCCGTACCGCTAACCTCGCTTTGAGACTTGAGAGCCCGCTCAAAGCCGGGCCGCTAGAGCTTCAGCTCACCCTTCCGGAGTCTGCCTCTATCCTCGAGGCTGCCGAGGCCTCCGCGCTCCGGCCCGGGACTTACGCTCGGCGCGTCGTGACCTCGGTTTTTGGGGAGGAAGCGACTCTCGAGAACGTGAAACTGCATGCTAAAGAGATGAATCTTCCTGTTTCTGTTCTGTGCAGGATCTTGGTTCTGGCAGCCTCCGGGCACCCGTCCGATGACCAACTGGAGACTTACAAGGCTCTGGCGCGAAGAGCAGGAAAGGAGCTGCGTCATGGCTGAGATAACCCTGCGGTGTGGCGCTGTCGCGCTTGTGGATGACGATGACTACGACGGACTAAACAAACTAACCTGGTGCCTGTCTGCTCTTGGCGCCGTTGTCGTAGCCCTGAACGACCAGAAAGCAGACGAGCGGAGGAAGGCCTTCCTCCGCAAGAAGTACGGGAGGATCTGGGGCATCTTCTGAAGGGTCTTGACCCCGTCCGGCCTAGGGCCTACTCTAGCCGTATGAAGACCGCGCTCCTGCTCCTCGCCTCGCTCCTTACGGCTTGCGCCTCCCTCGAGAGCCCCGAAGCTCCCGAAGTCTCCGCGCTCTCGGGCGCTCCTCTCCTGCCGTACGAGCCTCCCCCTCCGGCAGAGCCTTACATCCTTGCGGAGCATTCCGAGGACGCGGCCTTTCCGGAGATCCTCGAAGGAGACGCTAAGCTCTTCGCGGGCTGGTCTCCGGACACCATCCCCGCAGTCAAGGCGCTCAGGCACACCGACTGCTCGGAGGCCAACGTTTCCGCTGCCGTGGAGATCGTCCGGGCGGCAGGGCAGGAGATCGCCCTTGAGTTTGTGGACGTTCTCCCGGAACGGGGCACCGAAGGCGTTATCCGCTTGCGCCTCGAGGCGCCCGCGGACGGCAAGGCAGGCAACGGAGCGTGGTTCACGATCGGCAAGCGCGTCGTCTCCGGGGATATCCTCGTAAAGCGTTGCGACGTGGACGTAATCTCTCACGAGCTTTTTCACACGGTCGGCTTCGGGCATTCCTCGGATCCGACGCACCTACTATACCACCAAGTGGGCGGAACGATCGTCTCCCCGGGCGAGAAAGCGCAGCTGGCCAGCCGATGAGTACCCTACCCAAAGACTTGCTAGAGCACCTCGTAATCGTCTACCCCGAGATGGCAGCGGCCTCCGTGAACCCGTCCTTCCTGGAGGTCCTCAAGGCCTTCGAGGGCGGCACCTGGGGCCACGTCTACGGGGCTCACTGGCTCCTCGAGATAGACCCGAGGACGCCGCACAGGGCGAGCGTGAGCGTGGCAGTAGAGCCGTCGTTCAGGGGCAGGGGGTTAGGGACCCGCATGCTAGAGCAGGCCGAGGCGAAGGCCCGAGAGCTTGGCTGCGCGTGGCTGACGGGCTGGCTTTGGAAACAGAATGCGGCAGCCCTCCGGATGGATGTCGCTTTCGGCTTCCGCATCGCAGGTGAGTTGCCAGACGCTTACCGGGGGCCTCAAGGCGTTCGGGATATGGTACTAGTGGTGAAAGAGCTTTGAAGCCAGGGCTCTTTACAGAGCTTTTTACAGGGAGTAAAGAACGTGCGGATCTGTAGCGTTGGTGTGTGCGGGAAAAAGCACAAAGCTAAGGGGCTTTGCGCCATGCACTGGAGCCGCGCAGCTAGAGGGCAGCCTTTGGTACAAACGCCAGAAGAGCTTGCCCTACGGCGCACAGGCAAAAAGAAGCTGCGGTTGTGCTCCGCCCCAGACTGCGCTAGCAAACACTTTGGCCGGGGCCTGTGCAAAGAGCACTACCAAAGCTGGCGCAAGAGACAGCCAGACCTGATCGCGCGCAGCCGAGCACGGGACGCGGCCAGGAAAGAAGCAAAGCGCCTTTGGCGAGCAGCCTGGCGTGCAAAGAACCCGGAGAGAGCTAAAGTCGAAACAGATCGCGCCTGGCAGCGACAGAAAGAGCTGTGGGCCGAACGCGTCCGATCAGGCCCCGTGCACGTACCGGAGCAAACCGGTGTGCACTACGTTTACATGTGGGAGAACCTGGTCAACGGCAAGAGGTACATAGGCAAGGGTCAAGGAGAACGGGCAGTTCGCCATTTGCGGGACGCGCAACGCGGCAAGGGAAGGCTGCTGGCAAAAGCCTTACACAAGTACGGCACAGCCTCGTTCCGACTGACGTATTTAGCAAGCGGCCTGTCTCACGAGGAGACACTAGCCCTGGAGATCAGGCACATAGCCGAGCAGAACACAGTCTGGCCGAGCGGGTACAACATCACGAAAGGAGGGGAAGGCCGACAGGGCCCTTTTTCCGACGAGACCCGAGCACGTATGTCACTCGCGCAAAAAGCTGTGCGGGCCAGAAAACAGTCTTTACAGCTTTCTTTACAGAAATAGGTGGCGTACCCGCCCCAGTGCGGTTAGAATGCTTTTACGTCCCTCCTCGGGGGATGGGCCACAAGCAGGGAGGCCAAGCTGAGCAAGGGGAAACGAGAGTTGACGTTAGAGATGGCCCACAAGATGGCTGCCTCTCTGCGGTCTAACACTCTGCTGACACGTGACACAGCTGCAATTGAGGCGGGCGCCTCTTGTCAAGCCGTAAATCAGGCTATGTGGCGCTGGCGCCAAGGCAAGGCCTCGGAGGCAGAGTCTGAGATTTGCGAGGTAATTCACCTTGCTGTGCAGAAGCAAGTTCAGGACCTTCTTCAGCAGGGTCTTACGGCGTTCGCCTCCGGCCAGCGCACAGGATACATAGAGTTTCTTGCCAAGAAGAAGGACCCGATCAACTACGGAGACAAGACCTCTTTGGAGGTCTCGGGCCCGGACGGGACGTCACTAAAATACGACCTGATGTCTCCTGCCGAGCTACGTGCCGAAGCGGAAAAGCTTCTCGGCGGCACTCCTATCCTCGTCCTTGAAGCCCCGAAAGAAGAGGTCTCCGATGAGTAGCTACGCAAAGGCGCAGGATATCCTTTCTCGGGCGCAAGCCAAGCTCAGGCTCTCGGAGGCTCTCTCTGCCAAGGGGCTCTTTATCGCGCCCTCGGGAGAGCGTACCGACTACTGCCGAGACCTCGAGAGCGAGGCTTTCAAGCTCTTCGAGGAGGCGATGCAAGCTTTCAAAGCTGCCGATCGGGAGGCTGTATGACTCGTAAGAAGATGGGCTTCGATCTCGCGGACGTCTGCCAGTGCGAAGACTGCGAAGAGCCTGAGACGACCGAGGTTCAAGACGGCCAGGCCTCTCCCGAGGGCGAGCCGAACGCCTACGATATCGCGGAGATCTTCCTCGAGAGCGTCGCAGCCCTCCGCGCTCTCGGCGCTATGAAGGTCGCTATGTTCGACTGCGCCGTTGAGTTCTCCGAACCTTACGTACCGAAGGCTGCCGCTAAGACCGCCCCTAAGAAGGGGGCAAAGACTTGAATCCCGCACTCCGAGAGACGTTCACGCTCCGGGCAATGGAGCCTTGCGACTACTCTTTTATCCTAGACTCGTGGCTCCGCAGCTTCAAGAACAGCCCCCGAGGCTGCCGCCTTGAGGACTACTGGACGAGCCAGCGCAAGACCTGCGAGCACCTCCTTGGGACGACTGACGTCCTGATCGCCTCCCCGAAGGATTGGCCCGAGGGCATTCTCGGCTGGATCTGCGGCGAGACGCAGGGTGAGACTTGCGTTGTGCATTACGTCTACAGCAAGAAAGCCGTCCAGAAGATGGGGCTGGCCTCCTTTCTCGTTTTCGAGCTTCGCGGCCCGTCTCCGAAGCTTGCTTATACGCACCTACGTCCTCCTTTTTCTCTGTTCATTGAGCGCCTCGGGGGTCATTACGACCGGGGCCTAATCCGAAAGGCGATCAAGTCTTATGTCTGAACCCGTCGAAGTCTTGCTTTTGCAGTGCATTCAGCCCGTGAAAGATCCGCAGAGGTCCTTGGGTATGGGCGATCAGAGCCGCACCATCACCACGACCGGCGTTGACCCCTCTTCAGGTAACAACCCCCGGCCGTTCCGGAAGATTACGTACCTTGACGGCCTTTTCTACATCGAAAGTGTCCACGGAGCCCACAAGGGGCAGGTTGTGGTCACCCCCGCCAGCAACGTGCAGTGGGCCAGCTTCCGTGGCTCCGACGCGCAGCAGCCTAAGCCGTCTGCCCCTAAGCTGGGACGTCCGCCTAAGGTCGTCGGGGAGCCCGAGGCCGGCTAATGTCTCGCCCCTTCAGACCCTGTACGGTGCCTGGGTGCGCACGCACGCTGCACAGTGCGACGTTCTGTATGACGCACTATACGCGGCATAAGAACGGCCTAGACGTCTTTGCTCCTGTCAGCCCTCGCGGCTTCGAGAACAAAGGCCTCTCGTGCTCGGTACAGTCCTGCACGTCTGAAGCCCACAGCAAAGGTCTGTGTCACGCACATCGGCGCAGGGTCAAGAACGGTAAAGACTTAGGGAGCCCTGTGGTTCGTAGGGATCTTTGCTCGACCCCCGGTTGCGCTGGTGCCGTTTCGAAGAAAGGCCTCTGCAAAGGCTGCTTCGCTCCGGAAAGGCTACGCAAACAAAAAGCGCATATAAAAGCATGGCAGCAGGCACGGAAAAACGAACTACGCGAGCGGACGAACGCTTGGCGCAGGAACAACCCTGTTGCTGCCAAGGCGCAGCACCACATCCGACGTGCCCGGAAGACCGCCGCAGGGGGTAGGTACACCCAGCAAGAATGGCACGCTCTCCTGGAAGCCTACGGGCACCGCTGTCTGCATTGCGCGAAGCACGCGTCTGAGGTCAAGCTGACCGTAGATCATATCGTCCCTGTCTCCAAGGGAGGGACGTCCAACATCGACAACATTCGGCCGCTCTGCGGGAGCTGCAACTCTAAGAAAGGTAACAAGTGCCTATAACTTACGGCCGCGCAGATTTGGCTGCCCTAGCTCGCACGTTTGCAGGGAAGCTCTCCGAGGACCGGAAGGCAGCGAACGCTCGCAGGGACTCCGGGCACGAAGAGAAGCAAGAGATCCCTTCGGCCCTCTCCGTGATCACCTTCGAAGCAGGTTGGAACGCGGACGGCAAGGCCGTGATCTTCGAAGCGGAGACCCTAGAGGACTTTGTCCCGGGGAAGAAACTCAACGTCCAGGCCAAGGACGAGCGAGGCCTCGTCCGGGAGATCCGCTGGCGTATCGCCGAATGGCTCAGGATGGAAAAGAAGGTTCCCGCGGCCGAGGCTCGGGACAAAGCCCGATCCTGGCCCGTCTTTATCGCAGATCGCTTAGCACGTCGCCCGAACAAGGGCGAGATCATTACAGGAGTTTAGCTTATGGCCAGCAAGAAGAAAAGAGCACCTCTCAAAGTCAAGTATCTCGACCTCGACGACATGTCCGTCCCGGACGAGGAGAGCCCCGTCTTCGAAGATGACGAGATCTCTCTCGGCGTCACGGTGAACGTGGAAGATCCCTTTATCCGCGAGTGCGAGCGTCGCCGGCGCAAGAGCGGCTGCCCGTGAAGCGCCTCCCGCCGATCGTTCTAGCCGTTCACAAGAAGGGCGGCGTTTCTCGTGTGTACTGGACCGGCTTCGGGCTGTTCTCCTGGACGTACAAAGCGTGGGGGAACCCTTCAGTAAACCCCTTCGTGCACCAGTGGGCCTTCGGGCCTTTCACCGCCGTGTTTTCTCGTTCGACCGGGTCGCGAGACGATCCAAAGCGTAAGCCCTTCCTGTCTCTTGCTTTGCCGGGGAGCAACCGCCTGTGAACCCTGACGTAGCCAGAGAGCACGTCCTTCGGGAGGCGCAATGGCTCTGCCAGGGAGGTTCCTTTCTGGCCGTGGACATCGACGTCGATCTGACCGTGGTCCAGATCGAAAAGCTCCTTCAGGAGTTTGGCTTTACGGCACGTGAAGGCCGTTGGGTGAGGATGCAATGAGCAAAGCCCTAGACAAGCACAAAGCAAAGCTCCTCCCGCTGCCGACGGCAGACGAGACCCTGGCCTTGCTCCTGCGCCGCGCCGAGAGCGACGCGCCTTTCCGCGTCCTCGGGAGCACGAGAGCCACGCGCGCCGCTCTCCGTAAGGCGGAGCACGAGAAGCGCAAGCGGGAGAAGGCCGCGGAGCCTTGAGCGACCTTGCCCCGGTAGTCGCCCGGCTTCGGCAGATCGAGGACTGGAAGAAAGCGATCCGTTCGGACATGTTCGCTCAGCAGCTCGCTCTGCATGACGATCCTGCCCGTAAGAAGGCCTGTCACTCCGGCCGTCGTGCCGGAAAGTCCGAGGGCATCCCACGCTCTTGCCTCCTTGATCTCCTGGACGCGGGACCGCAGGACGTCGTGCTCCTCGGAGGCGAGACGCTCAAGAAGGCCAAGAGTCTGTATCAAGACAAGGTCCGAGATGTCGTCAACAGATACCGTTTGCCATTCTCGTACAACGGGCAGGAGGCAACGTGGACAACGCCTTGGGGGGCTAAACTACACTTCTGGGGGGCCAAGGACGAGGGAGCGATCGCTCTGATCCGGGGCCTGCGCCTTCGCAGCGCTCGATTTGACGAGGTGGCCACGTTCGCCTCGAGGCTCCCGCACCTAGTCGATCAGGTCGTCATGCCTGCTTTGGGCGACCTCAATGGCGGCCTCAGCCTGTACGGCACGCCTAGCGTGACCTGCTCCGGGGGCTACTATGATATCTGCGCCGGCAAGGACGCCAAGAAGTGGAAAGTCTACCGCTGGGACGCCAGACAGAACCCGTACTTCCGCAACGGCAAAGCCGAAGAGTATTTTGCTGAAGTTCTAGCCGAGAACGGTTGGGACCCCGACAATGCGACCTATCTGCGCGAATATATGGGCTTTTGGAGGGCAGATCCGGATTTCCTTGTGTACCGCTACGTAGAGGATTTCAACGATCTCCCGTCCCTGCCTGAGGTCTATGACGTAAAGACATGGTCGCACACCATGGCCGTAGACTTCGGGTACGAAGACGATTGCGCTTGGGTTGTTCTAGCGAGCCATCCGCACCGGAAGGATATCGTTGTCGTTGACTGCATGAAGCAAAACCACCTGATCGTGGACGAGGTGGCAGAGATTACAGCCAAGTTCTGCGCGAAATACCAACCGTCTAGGCTCATCGGTGACGGGGCGGGCAAGAGCTATACGACCTACTGGAACTCTCGCTTTGCGGGTCGGGAGTTCGTCAAGGGGCACACACTCCTACCGATGCTTAGTGCCGATAAGCTAGGGAAGCGTGCCCACATCGACCTCGTGAATACGGAGTTCCGCACAGGGCGTATGAAGCTCCTGCGGCCTACTTGCGACGAACTGGCCGGGGAGCTTTCTACGCTCCCGTGGAAGGACGGCATGCGCGCCCTTGAACACCCGAGCTACGATAACCACCTTGCGGACGCCTTGCTCTACGCCTACATGGCTCACTACTCGTACCTGAATTCACTGCCTGTAAAGACGTCTGTAAAGACTAACAGGCCAGACGACCAAGAGCAGATCGCCCGCGAGGAGGCCCGCTACCGTGAGCGACAGGGCCGGGACTGGTACGATGACGGGAGCGGCTGTGCGGACTAGTGGCGATTTCTTCTTTACAGCCATCTTTACAGGGCGTATACTTCCCCAAGTGCTAGCCTCTCGTAAAGCCTCGGCTTCGGCCGCGCAAACCCTTGCCTTCGTGGCGGGGTTTGCTTGTCCGTTGAGCTAGAGAGCCACAAGCAATTTCTCTCCCTTGCCTTGGAGCTTCGCGCTTACGGGGCCGTTCGCGTTCGCGACGGGGGGCTAGAAGTCGTTTTCCCGGAGGACAAGACCGAGGCCGAAGCGCCCGTCGAGCCTCCTAAGCGCGTCGTCTACACGACCAAGGAAGAGAACGAGCTGGCCGAGCTTCGCGCTGAGAAAGAGCGTTGGGAGGAGCGGGCCTGATGCCTACCGTCCCGACTCGTAGCGCTTCGCCTAACGGCCGTAAGAAGCTCGCCTCTTGCTGGTGGGGCGGCAAGAGCACCAACCGTGCTAGTGACGTGTTCGCTACGGTCGCCAGCATTCGCCGTCAGTGCGCTGCACAGCGCCGGGACGAGCGGCACTACATGCTTCTGTACGGCAACGGTACCGTAACAGGGGCGGAGACCGCTCGCACCGTTGACCCTCGGCTCAACGGCCGCATGCGGTACAACCTGCCGAAGTCTGCCGTAGACACGGCGCAGTCTGTCATCGCACAGCAGCGCCCTCGCCCGCAGTACCTCACCACGGAGGGGGACTGGGGCCAGCAGAGGCAGGCGCGTCTCTTGACGCGTGTCCTCGAGGGGCAGCTGCACGATCAGGACATGTACGAGATCGGCCCGGACTGCCAGCGCGACGGCGGAGTCAACGGGACTGGTTTCGTGTACGGCTACCTGGACCCCGACACGCAGGAGCCTGCGCTAGAGCGCATCCTGCCTCTCGAGGTCTTCGTTGACCACAATGACGGTATGCGGCGCAAGCCGCGGAGCATGTACTGGAAAAGGGCTTTCCCTCGGGATTCCCTGCTCGGTATTTATGCTGACGACAAGGAGAAGTGTCGGCTCATTGAGACCGCTGCTTCTCCTGGTCCGGACGATCGAGAAGACCTGTTCCTGAGCTACAACGAGAACGTTGACCAGGTTGTTCTGCTTGAAGCCTGGCACCTACCTTCGTCGAAAGACGCGAAAGACGGTCGTCACGTAATTGCTCTGTCCTCCGGGTGTCTCGTTGACGAAGAGTACAACGAGCGACGGATCCCGATTTCCGCCTATCGGTGGCAGACTCGACAGAGCGGGTATTTCGGCGCTGGCATCGTTGAGGAAGTGCGTGATGCGCAATGGCGGATCAACCAACTAATCAAGAAGAATGAGCGTCTCGGAGATCTCGGCACAAACGCGATCCTTATGGCCCCGCGCGGGGCTAAGGTTCGCGTCGAGCAGTTCACAAACCAGCCACTGAAGATCATCGAGTATGAGGGAGGCATCGAGCCGCACCTTCAGGTGAATAACGCTCAGCCCCCGACGATTCAGCTTGAGATCGAGCAGATCAAGGGCGAGGCGTTTCAGCAGCTGGGCCTCTCACAGATGGCCACGCAGGGCGAGAAGCCTGCGGGCCTTGATTCTGGCAAGGCCATTCGCGCTTACGAGGACGTAGCCTCGCGTCGGCACCTTATCAACGGCCGGATCTACGAAGACTTCTTTATGGACGTGGTTGACCTCCTGGAGATGCTCAACGAGCAGGCCAGCAAGATCAACCCCTCGTACAAGGTCCGCGCTCGCTCGTCTCGCGGTCGTCAGACCGTCGTCTCGCAGGTCAAGTGGGCTGAGGTTCGCATGGAGAAGAACAAGTACGTTCTTCAGATGTGGCCTACCTCGGCGCTGCCGAGCACTCCTGCGGGCAAGTGGGCCGCGGTGCAGGAGTGGATCGATTCGGGCTTCGTTTCTAGGCCTTTCGCTATCTCGCTGCTGGACTTTCCGGACCTTGACGCCTCCGTGCGTATCGAGCTGGCAGACCTAGACGCAGTCATGTTTGACGTAGAGAAGATCATGGACGGCGAAGATCGCCTCCCGATCTCTTACCAGGACCTTGCTATGGCCGCAGACGTCGCGCGCCGGTCCATGCTCCAGGCCCGTGTCATGGGCGCCCCTGACGACGTGATCCTCGCTCTCGAGGACTACATCGCAGCCGCAATGAGCATGCAGGCCGAGGCGAACGCCGCTAGCGCGCCTCCCGCACCCCCGATGATGGATCCGGCAATGGCGCCGCCTCCGATGGACCCCAGTCTTGCTGCCCCAGGTATGCCCGTACCGGGAATGTAAAGAGGATCGATGGAAGACACAGCACCAGCACCCGTAGAGAGCCCTGCCGCAGCGCCGGCTACCACTGACGCCCCCGCACCCCGTAATCGCTCGGAGGCTGTGACGCGTGCCCGTGAGGCCTTCAAGCAGGCCCTTGTGGCTCGTGCCGAAGCGGCAAAAACCGCTCCTGTAGAGGCGCCTGCCCCTGCGGAAACTCCTGCGCCCGTAGCGGAAACGACCCCGGCAGCATCGGCAGAGAAACCGGCAGAGCCTGCCCCTGCGGCCCCCTCTCCGGACATGGCAGCGGCTATCGCTAAGGCTCTCCAGGACGCCATGGCTTCGGACCGTACGCGCTACGAGACCGAACAGCGGGCCAAGACTCTTGAGTCGGAACTCAAGAGCGAGCGAGACCGCTTCGCCAAGCTCAACGAAGACCCCATCCGTAAGGCCTTCATCGAAGGTAAGACCTTTGAGCAGGTCACGCAGGACATCGTAGATAAGAAGTACGAGCCTGTAAGCACGGAGGAGCTTCGCTTTCGCGAGCTTCAGGAGCAAGTCGCGCAAGAGCGCGCCAAGCGCGAAGCCATCGAAAAGCGCTTTGAGGCCGAGGACGCCTCGAAAGAGCACCAACGTCGGCTGACGACGGCCAAAGAGAAGCTTACGCAGAGTGCGGACAAGTACCCCTTCGTCAACGCTCTGGATTGGATGCACGAGCAAGCGGTGAATCTCCATCGTGCGAGGGAAGGCGAAGGCGTCGACCTCGACACAGTGTTTGGAGAACTCAACGCGGCAGCTCAAGGAGATCTGCGCCGAGTGATCGGCTCTGACGCAGCGCTCAAGCAGCTTTTCTCTGATGAGACGATCAAAAATAGGGTGCTTGCGGTCCTCGGAACTGCAGCCACGCCAAAGCCTGTTACGCCCGCTGAGCAAGCAGTTGCAGCACCGAAAACCCCGACTCCGGAAGGTCCGAAGTCGATCCCGACCCGAAAGGTTGGGGAGTCCGGCGAACGCGTTTCGCGTAAGGCCCCTACGGCCGAGGAACGCCGGGCTAACGCTGCTGCAATGTTCAAGCGCCTTTCAGGCAAGTAAGGATTTTTTCTCATGGCTGCAACACTCTCTCTCACTGAAATCACTCCGATTCTCAAGGAGCTTTACGTCGACGGCGTTGACGAAGAGCTGATCTACAAGAAGCACCCCCTCCTGGGCATGCTGAAGCACACGCACAACTTTGGCGGCAAGTACCAGCACGTGACCGTCCGCCACGGCAAGGCTTCCGGCCGAAGCCACACGTTTGCGACCGCGCAGGCGAACGCCTACACGAGCCAGTACGCTGAGTTCGACGTCACCCGCGTGGATGACTACGGCGTTGCGAAGATCACCGGCGAGTCCGTAGATCTGGCGAAGACCGGCGAGGCGTCGATCATGATCGACGACCTTCAGGCCGAGATTGACGGCGTCCTGAGCACCCTTGGCGACAACGCCGCGAAGGAAGCCTACCGCTCGAACTCCGGTTCGCGCGGGCAGGTCGGCTCCGGCACCGCTTCCCCCATCGGTCTGAGCAACCCGGAGGACGTGTACTTCTGGGAGCAGGGCGACGTCATGACGGCGAACGACTCGGACGACGCGACCACGCCGCGCACGGGCACCGGCGTCATCACGGCGATCGACGAGGACACTGGCTCGATCACCTACACGGGTATCATCACCGCTCTCGCGGTCGGTGACTACCTGTTCAAGCAGGGTGACGAGGCTGTGGCGCAGGCCGGTCTGGCTGCTTGGGTGCCTGCCGCGGCTCCTTCGGCAACCCTCTTCTTCGGCGTCAACCGTTCGCTGAGCCCCACGCGCCTCGGCGGTATCCGTTTCAACGGTACCAGCTTCGGCTTCGAGGAGGTCTTCATTCGGGCCAATGCTCGTCTTGCGCGCAGCAACGCGACCCCGGACTACTACTTCCTGAACCCCACGGACATGGCGAACTTCCAGGCTGCCGTGGCCGGTCAGAAGGTGGGCGTCGAGAGCCGTAGCTACAACATGGGCTTTGACGCTGTGTCGGCCTACGGTACCAAGCTGATCTCGGACCCGGATTGCCCCCGAGGCATCGCATGGGCTCTGGACATGGATCACTTCTGGTGGTCGACCCTTGGCGACGCCCCCCGCATCGTGAACGAGGACGGCCTTGAGCTGCTCCGTGCTGCTGCTGCTGACGCGTACGAGCTGCGTGTTCTCTACCGCGGCAACTTCATTTGCGACGCGCCCGGCCTCATCGCCCGTATCTCTCTTCCAACTTAGTGCTAGGGGGATTCTATGACAATGGCAGGACTCTCTAAGTACGACCTTCAGACCCCGGGCGTCAAGCACGTCCAGGTCGCGGGCTCGTTCGTTCCTAACGGCACGGGCGCTATCGCGGCCACCATCGGCACCGGATTCTCTGTCGCCCGTACGGGCGTCGGCGTCTTCCGCGTGACCTTTACGGTCCCTTTCTACAACGTGGTCTCTCTTTGCGTCGGTTTCACGACTGACGACACGACCGATCACTACCTTCGGGTGGCTTCGCCCGTGCTGCCTACGGGCGGCGCTAACGGCTACTTCGATGTTACGCACCTTGTAGCCGCGGACGTCTCTGCGGCTCGCTGGGCCGCGGCAGACATCACGGCTTCGGGCGTGCTGCGTAAGCTGCACTTCCAGGCTGTTCTTGCCGAAAGCGACGTTCCCGGCGCTGGCGTCTGATTAGACTTGCCCCTCCTCGGAGGGGCTCTTCCCGGAGTTCATTATGAGCCGTCTTGTTTCTCTTAGTGACCTGCGGGAAGACGTGAGGATCCGCTACGATCTACCTACGTTCTCCGCATCAGGTTGGTGCACCGCAGCCGCGGTCAACCGCCTGATCAATGAGTCTGTCCAGCGCTTCCGGGCGATCCTCTCTGAGTCTTACGGGGACAACTATCTCCTAGGCTCGACGACGATCACCACGACGCCGGACATCCCCGTCTCTTCGCTGCCCTCGGATTGCTTCAAGCTCACAAAGCTTGCTTGGCGCAAGAGCGCAGAGCTTGCAGTGCCTGTAACCCGAGGCTCTGTCCACGACCTTACCCGAAGCACTCTTGCCTCCGAGGGTTGGACCCGCCCGAAGTACATCCTTACGGCAAACACCATTACCTGGGTGCCCGTCCCGAGCGAAGCCTACACCGTAGACTGCTGGTACCAGACTATCCTTGCGGACCTCTCCGCAGACGGGGACACCCTCGACTGCGGTCCGGGCTGGGCGGAGTGGATCGTTCTGGACGTCTGCCGGAAGCTAGCCTCGCGCGAACAGAAAGATCCTTCAGTCTGGCTTATGGAGCTAGGGCAGGCGGAGGCCTACGTGCGTACGCAGGCCCCAGACAGGGCCGAGACTGACGCGCTGGCCGTTCGTGACGTCTACGGCGACGGCATGGGCGACCAAGAGCGCCGCGACTACGCTACACGGTGGGGCTGATGCGGTCCTTTCGCCGCAGGAATGACCACGACAAGGACATCGCAGACTTCCTTCAGTTCATAGAGAAGATCGCGATCTTGGGGTCTGTCTTCGTGGACGTCTCTCTTGCTGCGTCTACCGCGAATCAAGAGTTCCCTCACGGGCTTGGGTACTCGTACACGGGCGCCGTGGTCGTCGGGCAGACTGCTGCCGTGGTCGTCTTCCCCGGACTTCCGGAGACGTCCTCAGACCCTCGCAAACGTTTCGTCCTGGCTCAGGCCTCTGCTACCGCGCAAAACGTGCGCGTTTTGGTGTTTTGAATGCAAGAGCTAGAGCTAAAGATCCCTCTGAACGTAGGCGTTGATCAGACTTCTGTGGACGAGGCGATCCCTCTCGGTCGTCTCAAGGTCTCGGAGAATACGCGCCTTACGGCCAGGCGTGGGACTTCGGTCAAGTGCCCGGGGACAGAGTCTCTCGGCACCGTGACTAGCGCTCCTGACTGCATGGGGGCTGCCTCTTGTGGTGACGTGGACTCCACGATCCTGTACATGCGCCCGAAGTACGGGCAGCAACGCGTGATCGATTCGGACATCACGGCCGTTCGCTCTACCGTCGAGAATACGGCGCCTCAGAACGTCTATTTCCCCACGGAAA